AAAGAGTGTGGTGGATTATGAACGAACTCGACGAGTCAAGGAAAAAAGTTGACGCGGATCAATATTCTGAAAGGCTTGCCGCCGGCTTATTGGAGCAAATAAAGTATTCAAAGTCTCTTGAGGACGCCAACAGGAAACTTCGCCTTGAACTGAAAATACTACGCTTTAAAGAATCACAGGAACAAAGATTCATTTGGTGGGTATGGAATGTGTATGCCAGGAATGTTGATGATCTTTGTCACGCTATTATGGGCGCTACGACTTACGATACGGAAGATGAGGCTAAAGAGGGCAAGTATGCACTACCAAAACATTGTTTTGACTTGATGAAACGCATAGACGAATACACAGAGCATATTTACGACGGTACTTATTTGGACATCGAGGTGAGTACTGAAAATAAGACGGTGCCTGAAAACAAACCGGCACCAGAACCGTCAAATAATGATGGTTCAGCAACACAAAATATGATAAAATAAATCAATAGTACCCGCCACGCCTCTTAACAATGCGCACCGAGGCGGGTCATTTATTAGGAGGAAACATGGAAGGCAACCAACAAATAGATATTCTAATGATTCCAGTAATGAAGGCGATCAAAAAGCACGTAAAAGACCGTGACGCACAAACAGAGATTTACAACCGTGCTTATGAAGCGATTCAAATAAGCATGGACGTAACACCAAAAGAAGCAAGCAGTCTTTTGAGAAGCGCATACTCAATTGCCTCTAGAAACGGCGAACAAACCAACTGGGCGTTCAAAAAGTCGGTCGGTATCGAGTTGGACTCAGAGCATAAGATTCAATCCGCCGCCTCAATCCTGGGTTCAATCAAAACAGACAAGAAAGCACGTTCATCCGCTGAGAATGGCAAAAAAGGCGGAAGGCCAAAGAAAGCAGTATAATAAGTTAATTCGATTGGTCGAAGGCGGATGTCCATGTGGATATCGCAAAAGCACCCAATGAGTCGCGCAGCGTCTTTGAGGGTGTTTTTGTTGTATAATCTAATTGGCGACCTAACCATATTCGGTGACGTGTGCGCCAAAACCCCCTAAACCTCCATTAGGGGGTTTCTTGTATAAATAGACCTTTACGTCCTATAAATCGCTTAGAATGAATCCTGACAGCCTTAAATGGCAGTGTATATCATGTTTCAATAAACATTGAATATGGTTATTATCTTGAAACGAAATATACAGAAATTGCCTATTGACATTTGTGGACACAGTAGTATAATGTAGTTACAAATAAACAACGGAGGATATGATGGAAGAAAAAGGTATTTTTATTAACAAAGTGTATCCTGAAAATGAAAGCATTAATTTCAAGATTGGTTATTTTGCGATTGAACTCGAAACCTGCGAAAAATTACTTGTCATGGGTTATGTGTCAAGTAATGGAGTAAATATCGCAAAGCGTGCCGAATATCTGGAAAAGCGTATCAAAGAACTTGAAGATCAAAAGGCAGCGCTCAACCGGCGTTATGAAACCGCAAAGAAGTTTTCTGTCGGTTTTTTGTCTGATGAAATGATACGGCTTGCCAGCGCTATTGGTTTTGTCTTTTAAATGTGATTGGAGGTGATATGCTAGATAAAATATTCAGGTTACGAATGGACGAAGAAACTCTAGGGAAGCTCCGCGCTATCACGGGTGAAAAAGGCGACATGAGTAAGATTGTCCGCGCCCTCATCTTGCGCGAATGGGATACTCAATTCAATAGTATCCGAGTACCGATTGTTGGAAAGATCGGTATTGCAAGTGGAAAAAGTATCAAAGAGGTGAATGATGATACCAGCAGATAGCCATTTAAATTGGTCGAGCGAGAAGCCGACATTTGAGGAAGTAAAAGACAAGATCATTTGTCTTGTTAGAGAAAATAAAACGCCTGTATGTTTAAGAATTCCAAACGAAACCGGTTTTTATGCGTGGATTGATTCGTCCTTCATCCGCTACGCAATAATCTCAACAGAGGAAAAATATTGCGAGTGGGAAAAAATACTTAGTACTGGTATGACTAAAGAGCCGCATCACAATACTTTGTTTGGAACTTATAACAAAATAGAATATTGCCCGTTTTGCGGCCTCCCAATCAAAGCAGTTGAACAAGAAAAACCTTTATTGTTCGCTGGTAAAGCTCCTGACCTGTGCCTTCATGATCGCGGATGGTATTATGTATGGTCAAATGGAGACGGTTCTTTTATACACTCAAAATATCTTCAGTCAGAACAAGACGCAATCGCGGCATGGAATAAATTTGTCAAGAAGTTGGAGAAAGAATGAAACCCCTCATGCTCCTAATCGCAGAAGAGCAATCGCGCGTATCATTCAGACTCATGTGCAACGCTTGTGACTCGTATGAGGATGGAACCGGATCACAGGAACACATGATAAAAATGTTGGAGCAGTACGATGCTGCAGAAGCAATGGCAGACATGGAGCGCAAGTTTCGCTACCTGAATGATGTGTCAATGTGGTTCGCAAAAGGCGAAGTTTCAGAAGATGTGCGCATCGAGGCTATGGCCGACTATAATAAAGCGTTGGTCAAGAGTCGTGAATTAATAGCTTTGTCTGGACTAAAAGTAAAGAAAGAGGTCATAAGTGGATACATTGGATAGTGATTTTATCGAACAGTTTGACCATGAATTCGAAGAAATGATTGACGCTCTTGATCCAGAAGAAACATATAACGAACGTCAAGAAATAAGATCAAATTTATATTAGGAGAGAGAAAATGAACAAAAGTGAATCTATAGCAAGTTTAAGTAAGGCACTTGTTTTAGCGCAATCAGAATTCAAAGGCGTTACTATGAATTCAGTAAATCCGTTTTACAAGTCGAAGTATGCTGACCTTGGCGCTGTTATTGAAACGTGCAAACCTATTCTATCAAAACATGGTTTGGCCGTAAGTCAATTAGCTGAAGGTGGTGACGGGCAAGCCGGTGTCACTACGATGCTTATACACGAATCCGGGGAATATATTTCAACCTCGCTTGTTGTTCCTATTTCTGGAAGCAATATATCACAAGAGGCAGGCAAAACGATCACTTATTTACGTCGTTATGGATTGGCTGCTATTCTTGGGCTTTACGCGGATGAGGACACAGACGCCGAGGGTTCTCACAAAGAACAACCAAAACAAACGGAAAAGAAACAAGATTCATCAGATGAAGTTTACGAATGTATGAATAGCAAAGTAATTGAATTGTTTGCTAAATCCTGGAATATGGAAAAGGGGCAGGCGGCCGTTGAAGTAAACAAACTCAAAGAATCAGGAAAGATCACCGGAAAAATGACACTTTCACAATACCAGAAACTAGCAGATGGAGCGGAATAATGGCAAACATTAAGATTTCAGGAACTGTAATAAAAGCTGAGTCACGTTTCACGCCACAAGGAAAACAAGTCCTGGAAATTGGAATGTCTCTTTATACCGGTGGAAACAAAGAAGAAGGCTACAAAAAAGGCGTATGGGTAAACGTGGCCGCGTGGGAAGAAATCGCGGTCGCAAACGATGCGCTGAAAAAAGGCGATCACATCACAGTTACCGGACAGGTCAAAGAACCGCGCACCTACAAAAAGGATGGTATCGATTATCCGGCTGGCCTAGAAGTAACGGCGTATGAGATCACAGTTGGCGACGAGTTCAAGCACGACTAATTCTTACTCCCCATGTCGAGACGATAGCGGGCGAACCTGGAGGTAAAAATATGAACACGTATCAAAAGTTAGAGAAAATGGCTGAATTGTCGGATTACCTATCAACGTATGAAGCGTCAAAAGTTGATAAAAAATCTATTCTTGAAATGCAAATGAACGCACTTATTGACTCTGTTCTTACGCCTGAAATTATGGCAAAAGTAAACGAGATCAAAGAAGAGTTTCAGCCGATGTTTGACGCGCTTGAAAACGACCTTGATTATCTTGAAAATAAATCAGAGTATGAAGCGTTAGAGGCCGAAGTAAAACAAGAGGTAATTGAGGCAGGCCAGACGATAAAGGGATCTTGTTTACAGGCTTGCTATGCAAAAGGCCGCGTATCATGGGATACAAAGATGCTTGATGGTTATGTCGTGGCTCACCCGGAAGTTGAACAATTCCGTAAAGTTGGAGAACCTTCCGTATCAATTCGTAAAGTTGCGCAATAATAGGTAACTCACACGCCGGATAGCTAACCCTATCCGGCATAAGAAATGAGGATGATATGGACGATAAATATAAAAAACTTTATGAAAAGAATGGTGTGGTTATTTCTACGCAAAGCAGTAAATATACCAAAGATGAAAACAACATTAATCGATTTGGAATTATGTATACTTCGCAAGTTCCGTTTTGTGGAGTGCGCTTTGATAATGGTCGCGTGTATCGCAAAAAAGAATCAGAATTAAATTTGTCATTTGGTTATTTTACTTTATTGATAAGTTGGTATAAGTAATTCCGGTTATCCGGCATAGATTATGGAGGCGAAAATGTGGTATAATAGTTTCATCTGCAAGGGTCAGCTTGCTATATATTAGGCAATACAACCGCTCGGTATCAGGTCTGACCACTTGGTATTGGGCGGTTTGCGTAAGAGGAAATATGACCAAAAAAATACAATTGACAAGAGGACAAATTGCGCTAGTTGATGATAGTGATTTTGAAGAATTATCAAAATATAAATGGTGCGCATGTAAACATAAGTGTGGAAATTTTATACCATTCGCATGGATAAACAAGAGAAACACGTCAATGCATAGACACTTAATGAATAATCCAAAGGGGATGTTTGTTGATCATATAAATCACGATACGCTTGATAATAGAAGGTCTAATTTAAGAATATGTACAAAAACTCAAAATGATTATAATAGAAGAAAAGACAATAAAGTGAAATACAAGGGGATTGTTAAAGATAGGCGTCCTAATATTTCTAAGCCTTATCGCGCTCGAATTATGGTTAATAAAAAATTTCGTTATTCGTGTGGATTAGAAACTGAATTGGAGGCGGCTATTGAGTATGACAAATTAGCAATTTTTTATTTTGGAGAATTTGCGTGTTTGAATTTTCCAGACTGTATAATTGAGAAAGAAACAATGTGACAGCACACTAACAACTAAGGTAACCACTGGCTTCTGCCAGATTGCAGTTTTGAGGCGGCGTGGTAGGAACACGCGGGCACAAACTGTGATGGATAACGTAGGCCCCATACACATCAGGTGACCAAACAAATCCTGACCGCAAAACTTACGGGGACGTAGCTCAATTGGTTAGAGCAGCGCGCTCATAACGCGTAGGTTGCAGGTTCGATCCCTGCCGCCCCCACTAATAACTTTTTGAGGAGGTATCTATGAAGAAGAAATAACGTGTTTACATCTTAGGTTGTTGGCCGGTGTAAAAGCCGGCCACATAAATTGAGAGGAGAGAGAAGATGTGTAATGTAAACGAAGATTTGTTTTTTAGAAACCCAAAAGAAGGTGATTTAATGATATGGTGGATTCCACAGGTTCCAATGGATCCATATTGTTATCCTGTAAAAACAATCCGGGAAGCAAAACTTGTTCTAGAAATTTTAAGGCAATATGATGCTTTTCAATTTGATCACAACGTTAAGCCGGATTATTCTAGCGTAGGCGGACTTGAAGTGTTTGAAGATGGGTACTGGACAACGTGGTATAACGAAGACGGCGATGATATTGACGAAGTAGACGACAATGGAATGTTTGTTGAAGTTCTATGACGCAACCAGTATCCTACTTCATCGAAACGCGCGGCGACTGTTGCGAGAATTGCGGAGCTAGGTTTACTTATGCGAACCGTCCAGAAAGGCATCACTGCTTGGAAAAGAGAGACAAGCGGTTTCCGATACTTGACAATGAAATAAACATTGAGTTATTAGGATATCTATGCTGTCACGCAACCGGAAAATGCGACACCCAGGAACACGCTGTAATCTTTGCAAAGAGGCAGATCGAAAGAGGATACGATGTATTAGAGTGGTGGGATAACCTTCCGTTGAAAACACGAAGGTTCAATTTGAGAGGACTATTGGAGGAGAAATGAAACAGATTGAGGTAACAGATGAAGAGGTTAAAGATACGTTAAGAGTATTAAGACTATTCAAAAATTCCGATCCAGCGCTTAGGTGTTCTTTGAATCATTATTCAAAAATATATCCTTTATCCATGCGCGACCGTAAAGTCAGAATATGTATCTCTGTCTTACAAGAACGAGGTGAAGAGATCATAGCCTTTTCAGTGGGAGGCTACGGATACATGCCGGATGATCCTGGTCCAGCCATCGAGTACTGCAACAAATTGTATCGGAGAGTCAAGACCGAAAAAGACAAGGCTGACAATATCTACTTCATGCTGAAAAGGAAATACGGTCAGGAAGTGGCAAGTAAGGTAGACCAGCCGTTTCTTGACATGGAACTTGAAAAAGTGTAAAATGTTATTAACGGTTTGGCGGCCGAAAATGTATTGCAATCAGTTCCATTTGAGTGGCTTTCTGGTTTTGCCTAGATTGCAGGTACCGCCAAAGAGCCGGAGGCCACTCAAATGGAATTTTTGTTAAGGAGCAATCATGGGTGAAAATACGAAAATTTCTTGGTGTGATGATACCGTTTATATGATATAATCAAGCCATATAAAGGAGTAAAAATGGTTCATACAGAAGAAACAAAAAGAAAATTATCTGAAGCGAGAAAAGGCAAAAACAATCCGTTCTACGGAAAGCATCACACAAAAGAAGTGCGAGAAATGCTTTCTGAAAAGGTAAAAATTCAAAATTCAAGCCGTCAATATGATTTATTACCACAAAGAATTGTTATTCCATTGGAAATGGATTTGGCTTATTTGGCAGGTTTTTGTGACGCAGACGGATCGATAAGGTTTACTCATCCAAACGGAAAGCCACGCCCTTTTATTGCGTTTTACAACACCAATAAAGACGTTATCAGTTGGATTTTAGAAAAACTTCAACACGGATCTGTCCAATATCAGAATAAGGGTAGGGAGCAAGTGCAAAGCGTTCGTATAGATGGCGCGCGTGATGTTTACGCTCTCACTAATGCTTTATTACCTCTTTTGATTGTTAAAAGGGATGATGCTTTGAACGTAATAAATTTTTTGCGCGAAAAGTATGGGGAAAGGCTATAAGCCAGAATAGGAGTTTCACATGGGAACTATTACAAATATTTCTTGGTGTGATCATACATTTCAATCCCTGGATCGGTTGCCAGAAGGTAAGCCCAGGCTGCCAAAACTGCTACGCCGCACGAGACAATAACCGCTATCAATGGGTTCCTGAATGGGGTAAGGACTATCGGTTGACAAGTGAAGCCAATTGGAAAAAGCCTATCCAATGGGCGAAAGAGGCAGTAAAGGACGGCGTGACAAAGCGCGTATTTTGTGCATCGTTGGCCGATGTGTTTGACGAAAAAGTACCAGAACATTGGCGCGCTAGATTATGGCAATTGATTGACGAAACATACCGCATTGGCGGCCTTGAATGGTTGTTATTAACAAAACGACCTGAAAACATCAGCACGAGAATACCGATGAATGTCTACCATTTGAATAATATCCGCATTGGTATCACCTGTGAGAATCAGGAAATGGCAGACAAAAGAATTCCGATGCTGTTGAACTCATGGACAGGTAAGAATTTTATTTCAGTCGAGCCGATGTTGTCAAAAATCAATTTTGACGAAGTTCTGCTCAATAATGGCGACCAGGTTATTCAGTGGGATAACCCTTCCATTCCGTCCGGGTGGGATGAATATATTGACTGGATCATCTGTGGTTGTGAGTCCGGTGCAAACATGAAGCCCGGTCGCCCGTGCAACATAGACTGGATCCGTAGCCTGCGCGACCAGTGTGAAGCAGCGCACGTGCCGTTCTTCTTGAAGCAGATGGAAGTCGACGGGAATCTTGTCAAAGAGCCTGTACTTGACGGTAGAAAATGGTTAGAATTTCCGAGGATAACTAATGAAGAAAACATGGATAAAGATTAAAAGAGGATTCCTTCAGCCAAAACACAGAACTAAAATGGGCGTGCGTGTTTGGCTTTACATGTATATCGTTGACCAAGCAGACTGGGATACTGGTATTGTTTATGATTGGACAGACAAGAACGCTGCTGAAGAATTAGGGATGCCAATAAATACACTAAGACAACAAAGACAAGAACTAGAAGAATTGCGTTATATAAATTGCATCCAAAAAGGCAATCACCAAGAAATTGTAATCCTTAAGTGGGTTGATCCACGTTCTTATTCTGGAGAAATTTTGAACAATATTGATGAGGGTGAGGTAGAGAGTAAGGTAAAGAGTGAGGTAGAGGGTACCGAAATTACCTCACCTCTACATAGTACTCACATACCATTAATCATTAATCAAGAATCATTAAGCGCAAAAAATCCTCGCGCTGAACCAGAATATGAACCATTTGACCAACAAGCGGACATGCCCGAATCAATGGCACACGAATATGATCCTCCAAAGAAAACAAGAAAACCAAAAAAGCAACCAGATCCACGTTATACACATCCTGCCTACATGTCATTTTATAGATTGACAAAGCGTAGGCCACCAGGTATTTTAGTGGATGATTTAATAAATACACTTGGAAATAATGTTGATGAGAAAAAACTAGAAAATTGTTTGAAGGAATGGGTAAAGAGAGGATTTAATCCCAATAATCTTTCGTGGGCGCTGGAATGGTATAAAAATGGAATACCGGGATATTCAAAGAAAAAAACGCAAGATGATTCAAGTGACATTATTCAACGAGCATTAGAGAGGGCACACAATGGCAACGGTTGAAAAGGTAGGACAAATACTTAAGGCATTGAGCCTGTATTATGATAAGTTCTCTATCATTGAAGATAAAGAATTGAACGTTTCAACTGTTGAAATGTGGTGCATCGTTCTGCAGGACGTACCGGATAACGTCTTAGAGGCCGCGACCCGTCAATATATGCATGATAACGTCTGGCCTCCGAACGGGGCAGCTGGAATAATTGAAATCGCGGAAAAATTAATGAGGCCAAGATTACCGTTACCGATTGAAGCTTATGAGTTTACGATAAACTTCAAAGAAAAAAGAATTGAGGTGACGGACGAATGGACAGAGGACAATAAAGTTATCTGCATAGAACACACCTACGAGTGGATACATCCCTTAGTTGAACAGACGGCTAAAGCAATGGGATGGCCTAAATTATTCCCGACCGATAACCCAATGGCCGACAAAGCGCAATTTATTAAAGCGTATGAATCCTTCATTAACAGAGAGATTGAGCAAAACAAATTGTTACCAGAAGTAAAACAAGCAAGCGAGAAGTACCAATTAGAAATTGGTAGTCTTGTGAAAAAATTGGAGAGTGGAAAATGAACGAAATAATCCTTTTGAGAAACGTTCTTATGATCGAATTGAATCATGGTTATTTTGACCGGTTAGCTTGGGTGTACTTATATGCCAGAGCAAAAGCCGAAAACTGCCTGTCTATCGCGGATCAGGTTGACGGGTATATCAAACATTATTCAGCTAAATTATGAAATGAGGATTAGATGAAAAAACTAATACTTGAAATGGCAGCAAAGATGTTAGACGAATATGGTGATGAATTATCTAATCACGGTTGTAATGATTATGACATTGAAGCCACTCCAGAAAATATTGAACTAATAAAAGATATGATAGCGAAGTCAGACTATCCAGATGATGAACTAAGTGTCTGGAATAACAAGATTCATTTTATGGATTGGCAATTTACGCATTACCTTAAAACGAAGTTGCTTGAAATGTCTAAAGTTGCGTGACCCTTAGAGGATTGGAGAGATAGAATGACGGTTCAGCTAATACAAGGTGATTGTCTCGAAGTAATGAAATCAATACCGGATAAAAGTATTGACGTCGTGATAACTGACCCGCCGTATGGGATAAGCGCAGATAAGGGGGTGGGCGGTTTTGGCGCGTCAAAAACAGACAAGCATTATGAGGGTGGTTGGGACTCTCAAATACCCGATAAACAATATTTTGATTGGATGATAAAAATAAGTAAGTTTGCAATAATTTCAGGAGGTCAATATTTCACAAAGTTTTTAGAACCAAACGGACATTGGATTATATGGGATAAAATCGGAGAAATAAAATTCCAAAATCCTTTTGGTGATTGTGAAATGATGTGGACTAATATAAACAAAAAATCTGTAAAAAAGTATATTTGTATTCAGCAAGGTTTTGTTTCAAAAGAAAAATACAGATTTCACCCGACACAAAAACCAACTGAATTATTGCGCTCTATAATTCTTGACTACACCAAAGAAGACGACACAATCCTAGACCAATTCATGGGTAGTGGTACGACTGGAGTTGCGTGTGTACAAACAGGGCGTAATTTTATCGGAATTGAGATTGATGAGGGTTATTTTAATATAGCCGAAAAGAGAATCAAAGACGCGCAGCAACAAATGAGGCTATTTTGATTTTTGTGATATAATAGTTTTATCTGCAAGGGCAAGCTTGCTAAATAATTGGCAGTACCACCGCTCGGCATTAGGACTTGCCTCCTAGTGTCGGGCGGTTTGCATAAGAGGTTATTATGAAAGAAATTAAATTAACTAAGGGGTATGTGGCAATTATTGATGATGATGACTATGAAAGTGTGTCTCAGTGGAAATGGTGTGCATCTGAAAACCATAAAAAAGTTTATGCTCTTCACTATTTCAATAATAGCGAAACTGGTAAAAAAGAAATGATTTCAATGCATAGATTTATTATGGGAGTTCCAGGAAATGGATTGATCGTTGACCATAAAAATCACGACACATTGGATAATAGAAAAGAAAATCTAAGAATATGTAATCGACACGAAAACGCTTGGAATCAAAAAATAGAAAAGTCAAAATATAAAGGTGTATCTTTTTGCTACTGGAATAAAGTGAAGCCATTTTCTGCCCATATTGCAATAAATAGTAAATTAATGCACTTGGGATATTTTGAAACACAAGAAGAGGCTGCGCGCGCTTATGATAAAAAGGCGATTGAGTTATTTGGAGAATTTGCGTGTCTTAATTTCAAAAACTAGTCGATTTAATGAGAAATTTACGTAGAATTAATGGACATTCTATCCATAATCACGTATTATGTAACTGGAGGTAAGACAAAATGAAAAAACAAGACAGAGAATATTGGGACTACATGATACTTGACGAGGACGTGCGGAAGTTTGCAAAAAATAATCCTAAATTAGTCACGTATGCAATTCAGAACTTGAAGGATTTACAATCAAGTGGGGTTATGAGTTTTGACCCGTGGATGGCTGGATTATTTGTTATAGTTTATGGAAAAACAAATAACGAGCAGCGGGTTCAACTTGCGATTGATATTCTTGAGAGCATAAAAGGAAAACAGCCATGAGATACCTATCAATCGACACCGCTCTAATAGTATGTATCATTGTGTTTGTTGGATATAAAATTATTCAGAGGAGAGTGAGAAAATGAGAGTTAAGATTACGGAAGTTTCAGATAAATGTCCTTTTTGGGGTGAAGATGGTAGACAAAAATATGTATTAGAAAAAACATTCACAACAAAAGAAATTTATAAATCTTGTTTTGAAGAAGGATATTTTTCTGCGTGGTTTGAAGACCTTCCTGATTTAGAAGAAAGTATTGTTGGTGGAATTGCAAGATTTAAATACATCGAAGTACCAGAGCCGGCTCCTGATTATTGCCGTAAAGTATCATGGTGGCAAAAGATACGCGGATATGATGCGTTGTCTCGTCAAGTTGACGCGTTTTCAGAGTTGGCAGAAATAAATAAACGTAACGCAGATATGTTTGAAAAAGAATATAAAAAACTTATTCAAATAAAAGTTGATTTGCAAGCTAGTTGCAATTCAGCAGAATCTATGCGAGATCACTACAAGACACAGTTAAAATCTTTGGAATCGCTAGCAATCTCAAAGGCGCAAAAATTAGATGAAACAAAATTTATGTTATCTGAGGCATTACGTGACAGAGACTTACACGCTAAAGTAGCCGACAAATGGCAAGCGAAGTTAATAGATCAAAATGCTTTACTTGGCAAGCGATTGAAATTTTCTGTTGGTCATAATCATATAACTATTGTTGTAGGGAATCCGATCACGTTATTTGAATCATTCAATAAAATTACTGTACGGGCATATTCACAGTGTTCAAAAAAAGATACATACAACTGGAAAACAGGCGTTATTCAATCTGTTGAGAATTTCTGTGAAGAACAGGATATTTCAAAGAAAAATAAGCGAGAAATTATGAAAGCGTTAGCCAAAAAATACCCGGAAGTATTTGATGTTCACGCCTAAAGTAGTATCAAATATAACTGAAATGCCTCGCGTTTGGTATATATTCACAATGTGTAAAACATTTGATGAGGTCGCTCTATTTGTGTCGCAGTTTACAACAAAACACGGAGAGCCTTCCGATGGGTATGTATGGAAATCTGGTGACGGTTTTATTTACGTCTATTTAAAAATGGAGGAGTGATGGAAGAAAAAGATTTATTGCCTTGTTGGAAGTGTAATAGCCTCGCAATTTTTGTTTATCCAAAAGGAAATATTAACGAAGGTCTTAGGACTTTTCCTGAAGGAAATAAAGGTTTTGCATCATGCTCTAACGCTAATTGTATGCCACTTGGAGAAATTTACACCGTCGAAGAATGGCAATCACACCCACGCCCTGCGACAAGGGAACAGTTGGTAGAGGCGTTGCGGAAAATCGCCGATTATGATACCGATCCAGTCTGTTCACATGAGTGGCTTTGGTCAACAACCGTAAAAAATATGAAAGCAATCGCGTCACAAGCACTGGAAGGTGAAAAACGAAAGCATGTCCGTTTTGCGAAAGCGAAATAATTTACGCCGGAACTGGAATGGGAAGTAGGTTTTATAAATGTTCAAATATCCATTGTGCTGCCAGTGAAATAAAGTTGCCAATGACAACGTGGCAATCACGTCCTGTCAAGGACGCTTTCAAAGATGATGCGGAGAGACTTCAGAAACTTCAAGATGAAATCGTTGAGTGGTCCACAGCAACCTTTGGAGACAGACGAACCACGGCTATCCCGGTTATTAACCATCTTGAAAAGGAAGCGCAAGAGCTTATTGACGAGCTTAAATCAAACGGAAATTACCAGGAAGAATTTGCAGATTGCTTCATGCTGCTGATCGACGCTGCTAAAACGTGCGGAATCTCAACGGACGAATTGATCTCACTTACATTTTCTAAGCTCGAAAAGAACAAGAAGCGAAAATGGGGGCAGCCAGATGAACAGGGCGTAATTCGACATACAACGGAGCAACCTAATGACTGACATAAACGAAATATTGTATATGAGCGAACGCATAGCGAAGGCAAGGGGATGGAAATTTAACAGTAACAACTCATGTTCTTTTTCGTGGTCGCTTAAAAAAGAATTAGGAATGGTATATCAAGAATCATGCCCAAACTATTTTGATGATCCGCGTTTTTACGTAGAGTTGTTTGAGGAAATGAAAAAAGATGGAGTTCGTCTTGAATACACATGGAACCACGATCTAACACCAGTAAGAGAGCAATGGTATGTAAGTTTTCCGAACTGGAATGTTGAAAAGCGAGGAATTCAAGCATCGTCTGATTCAATTGGCGAAGCCATCTGCAAGGCGTGGCTGCAATGGAAGGGGATACCGTATGAGTGAACATGATATACAATCATCTATTTTGGAACTAATCACACGAAAAGGTGGAATCGCTACCCGGGTTAACTCTGGTGGATCAATTGCCAAACGTGGAAAATATATCAGGCTTGCGCCAAAAGGAACTTCTGATATTATCGCGTGTTACCGTGGAGTTCCGCTTTATATCGAGGTAAAAAGAGACGGAGAATGCGCAACGGATGAACAAATAGATTTTCTTGAAAGAGTCGCGGAAGCCGGAGGCGTTGGGCTTGTTGCGTATAATGTTGGTTTTGTTCATGTTGTTTTGGTAAACGCAGATTATGGTGGAACAGTATCTATAAAAAAACACACCTGTCTTGATTTATATATTCCGAATCGACTATTTGTGAGGTGAACAATGGAATGGTTAATCATTCTTGGAATCATTGTAATAGTTTGGATAATTTACACATTCGCTTTACGAATTGACAAACGCAAAGACTACAAATGTCAAATGACCAGAGACTGGTTGGACGGAAAGGACTTAGATTAATGGCAGGGCACATTGAGGTAGTTGGATATCAGCCCATAAATGGAACGCCGCTTGAAGATTATGAGGATTTTCCAATTGGAAGATCGTTTACATGGGATGACATTGACAGCATGACCGATCAAGGTGTACTACCGCCTGGAATTATGTTACAGGGAGTTAGGGGTCAATCGAAAAGTTGCATCTGTAAAGTGTGCGGTCATTATAATGAGACACAGTGGATAGAGGCGATATGACCGTCATGGAGAACGCCGTAAAGAGATTCATACTTGGTAGGCAGCTTGTAACAATCACCGACTTAACAAGTGTTTTCCACGTCAAGAGAGACTGCATGGAAAAGATATTAAAAAAACTACACTTTGTAATTGTAGAACATGGATATATTGAAAAGAGGAAGAATGTCAAAACAAATGCTATCAGATTGGAAACAAGCGAGATTGAATCAGATTAGGAAGTTATATTTTAGCGGATCCACTCGCTCCGAGTTAATAGAGCGTTTCGGCGCCCAGAATGTAAGTGATGCGCTGGATAAGACGAAAAGGTATAACTAAATGAGTATCGGACACACGATAAAAATAACAGTTGATGACGGATTCTTTGGATTAGAGGGCTTCGAGATTGAATCAGAGAAAGATGAGGATGAGATGAAACCAACAAGCGAAATGACGGATCAAGAGCTAAACCAGGCGATTGGTATATTAAAAGGATGGAAAAACTACGACTGGAGTTCGAAATATACGCTGCCAGACTATTGTAATTCCTGGGAACACGCGGGAGGGCTGCTTGAAGAAATGGCAAAGCCTAATTTAAGGCCATCTCTGTTTTATTGCGATAACTTCAAATGGACTTGTAATATTTCAATTCTAGAGCCAGAAGGTAGATATTTTGAGCATAAAGTTTCAATTCGAAATTGTGTCTTTCCAACACGCGCAATCGCAGAAGCATGGTACGAGGTGTTTCACGATGAAAAATAAAACAAGATATTTACGATCATGGCGTGATGTCGTAAGGATTATTATTGGTTCAACATGGATGATTCCATTTATTTGTATTCATGTTGTTTTAACAATTTTGGAATATATAACGATGTTTTTTAATTTTATCGCAAAAGGAATTGATTTTGTGCATCATAAAATATGCAGCATAGGATATTGGAATAAATGAAAGGGAGGCACATAGAAAATGGTATAATAATTGTGTTGGCGTTGGCTATTGCAGCCATAATAATTTTTGTGATTCGATAATGGAGGGTTGATGGGTAAAACAATTGTAAAGCACGAGGACGTTGACAAACTATATTTCGAGCTTGCAGAAAAGTCTAGCGTCGAACATGAGATGGGGCTTGACGAATTTCACGAAATCGTAAGCGAAGTTTTCGGAATAGCCTTACCAGAAAATCAAGACGTTACACTTGAAGAAATGCTGGAAAGCGTAACAGATGAAAACAAACAAGAGTTAATCGTATAGTTGCGGAAACGCAGAAAGAGGAATAAATGGAATATTTTATGGATTTACTATCAGCATTAGGACAGAAGTTTCTTGAGTCCGTTTTGCCTGTTCTGTTTACTGCGATCACTGGACTTGTAATCGCGTGGATCACAAAAGTTATCAATGATATCAAGTCAAAGATAAGCGATGACGCGGAATGGGTCATTGAGCAAGCCGTTCACGCTGCTATTTATGCAGCCGAGCAACAGAATCTTGTCGGGAACATCCAGGACAAAAAAGCCTTCGCCCTTGATGTCGCAACGAAGTGGCTTGCAGAAAAAGGCGTAAAGCTTGACCTTGCGCGGCTTGATGTGATGATCGAGGCGGCGGTATTGCAGGCGTTTCCTCATGCAGAAAGTGACATTGTTTTGACCTCTACGTCCAGTAAAAAGAATTCTTGATCCTCTCCTCCTTTTCAACGCCCCTCCTCTGAATAAGGGGAGGGGAAGGAATTATTATGGATAATATCAAGATCATTGACATAATAGGAATAATATTAGACGTTTGTATAATTCTTGTTTCGTTTCTTGTTTTATTAATTTCACTATTTATTGTGCTTAAATGACCGACCTATCAAAGACTGACATACTCGCGCTGGATTACGGCGGAAAAGTTCAACTACTTGACAAGGTTGGACAGCAGTTACTTGAAACACAAGTTGAATTCGGCAAGATAGCGGGAAGGTACGCAGAATTAAAGGCGAACATCGAAGTATTGAAACAAGTAAAGAGCGTTTTGCAGTCGAGTATCAAGGCTGAAAAAAGCGAAGGATTCTAATAGTTATACAAAGGTTAAACAATGCCGTTTGAGAAAGGTGACCCAAGAATCAATAGAAAAGGAAGGCCAAAGTCTTTTGACGCTTTACGGGCTTTGGCTATTTCAATTGCAAGAGAACCGGCTACAAAGAAAGATGGAGAGGCGTTGGAATGGAACGGAAAACAAGTTACATATGCGGAATATGTTCTTAGGTCATGGGTATTTGACAAGGCGCATCAAAAGGACTTTATCGAAGCTGCCTATGGAAAAGTACCGGACAAATTGGAAGTGTCAGACACAACGATTATTGTAAAACGAATAACAGATGAAAGTTGAAATACACGACGATGTTTTTAATAATGTTTACCTGAAATACTTACAGGACGTTACGCCTTTTCAGATTTTATACGGTGGTTCATCAAGTGGTAAGTCTGTTTTTTTAGCGCAAAGATGTGTATTCGATTTGTTGAATGGAGGCAGGAATTATTTAGTTGCCAGGGAAGTTGCAAAATCAGTAAGGGGGTCTGTGTCTCAAGAAATAAATAAAGTGATAACGGATTGGGGCGTTCAATCATTATTCAAGATCAATAAAACAGATGGAACAATCACATGTCATAATGGTTATCAATGCGTATTCACTGGATTGGATGACGTTGAAAAACTCAAGTCTATAACGCCCGCTAAAGGTGTTTTTACTGACTTATGGATAGAAGAGGCGACTGAAGCAGACGAAATGAGCGTAGGGCTTCTTATAAAACGTCAAAGGGGTGGTAGTGATGATATTCCAAAAAGAGTAACGCTATCATTTAATCCTATTCTAAAAACGCACTGGATTTATAAAAACCATTTCATGGGGATAAAATGGGCGGACGATCAAAAAGAATATCACGACGAAAACATTCTAATTCTAAAAACAACCTATAAAGATAATAAGTTCCTAACAAAGCAGGATATTTACAGACTTGAACACGAGACAGACGAATATCTTTATAATGTTTACACGTTAGGTAACTGGGGCGTACTAGGTGACGTAATATTCAAGAACGTCCATTATGTAGACTTAAACCAACCGGGTGAATACTTCCTGCCAGAAGAACAACGAACAAACAGGCGTAATGGTTTAGACTTCGGATTTTCGTCCGATCCTGCAGCAATGCCATGTATGCACCTGGATAAAATGCGCAAACGGATATATTTCTTTGATGAACTATACGAGAGGGGTCTAACTAATCAAGAATTAAGCAATGAAATAAAAAAAGTATTATGCACTCAATACGTCATGAAGGATTCCGATGGAAAAGATGTTTTCATGGATAAAAAAGATTATCTTGAAAACAAAGATAAAATAGACTCAAAATATCATGGCGCTATGCCATTTGATTATAGGGATTCTATAACGTGTGATTCATCAGAGCCTAAGTCAATTCAGGAATTACAAATAGCTGGAATAAACGCAAAGGGAGCTAAAAAAGGTAAAGATTCTGTCAATTTTGGTGTACAATGGTTACAGGGTTACACTATTATAATTGGCTTGAATTGTGTTAACACTTACAGAGAATTTACTACTTACCATTGGAAAAAGAATAAAGACGGTGAATCATTAAGGATTCCAGTAGACAAAGACAATCATCTTATAGACGGTGCAAGATACGGGTTAGAGGATGATATGATTTTGCAAGAAGTGGAAGTTATAGAGAACCCGTTCTACTAGAGAGGCAACTATGAGTTTTATTGGCGACTTCAGAAACAAATTAATTGATCGGCTTGCGGAATGGTCTTTGCCGGATGAGTTCATTGAACGCAGAAAACAAATGGCACATCGCAGGAACTACAGGGCGGGGGTCCAAAAGAAACAACTGAAAACGAAATTAGGACAGCCAGACTACAACATCGTTATGAACTTTACCGGCCTTGTGATTGACCGGTCTGTTTCTATGTTGTTTGGAAAAGGGATCAACTTTGATTATGGTGATAAAAAAGCGAAGGCAGAAGCTAAAAAGTTAGGAAAAGAAATCGAAAATCCTAATGAGGAATATCTTAAGAGAGTGTGGGCGGCCAATCGAAAGGAAATCCTCTTACATAAGTTTGCTTTGAACGGTTCTGAAATAGGTACGTGGTATTGCAAGATTGTTGAAAATGGAATCGAATATCAAGGAAAAATGTACCCGCGCCTTGTTCCATTAGACCCGATGTTAATGACCATAGAAACACAACCAGATGATATTGAAACGGTAACGGCGTACATCATTACATACATGGTTGAAAGAGATGGAAAGCCAGCCGTATTTCAGGAAAGAACCGTAAGGCAGGAAACAAATTGGCTTGTACAATCCGGCATTCTGAAAAACAAAAAGTTTATTGAAGAAAATAAATATACATGGGACAAAGAATTTCCCCCAATTATTCACTGTCAGAATCTAATTAACATTGAGTCTGTCTATGGTGACCCGGACGTGACAGATGATGTTGACGAACTTCAAGATATGCTCAATAAGACCGATGGAAATATCAGTAAAATTATTGACCTTCATGGACACCCTATTACAGTTGGCAAAGGAATGATAGGGAGAACTCCGATAGACATTGAACCTGGAAAAATGGTACTCACTGCCTCAGATCAGGAAGTTTACAACGTTGAAATGCAGTCAGACCTTTCAAGTTCAATGGCGTATGCGCTAATGATAAGACAGGCATTGTTTGACATTACGCGCACCGTTGATATTTCAAGTATGAACGACAAGCTCGGTGCATTAACAAACTTTGGTCTCAGAGTGCTGTATCAAGATGCTTTAGCAAAGAACGACTCAAAGAAACAGTTGTACGGGGATGCGCTGATGGAGCTTAACCGACGGTTACTTATTCTTAATGGGATGCAACCAGAGGAAGGTCATATTGAGTGGCCTGATCCATTACCAGTTAACATGCAAGAAGAGATAACTGGAATGACATTTGACTTAACAAATGGTCTGGCTTCAAAAGAAACCATTGCTGAGAAACGCGGTTATGTTTGGGCTAGCGAGCAGCCAAAGATTGAACAGGAAAAATCTCAAGGCGATAATATAGGTTCTGCTTTGTTGGCTAATTTCACTCGCGGGCAATAAGTAGTATAATATTTATGGGATTGCACTCGGGAGGTGCTTATGAATGAATATTCAAATAAGTCAGTACTCATTACGGGGTGTACTGGCTTTTTTGGTTCTAATATGTTCAACAGGCTTAATTATCACGCGCGTATATTTCGTGCTGACCACAATAAACTAAATACCTATCTCGAATATTATAAATATGATTACATCTTTCATTTTGCACCAACTCCGATTGAACCAGTAATAAGATGCGCCGAAAAATCAAACGCGAAAATTCTTTACGCTTCGTCCGGCGGGGTTTATGGTGGTATTGAAAAGAAAGTAAACGAGAATTGTCCTGTTAATCCCAAGACAGATTACGCAAAAGAAAAAGTTAGAAGCGAAAGAATTTTACAGGATTCCGAATTGGATTATTGCATTGTAAGGTTATTCGCGTTTTGCGGACAAGGAATGAAAAACACATTCGCAATCACCAATTTTATTGAGGACGTTAAAAATGACCGCCCTATAAATGTTCTTTATGGAAAATCAGTAAGAACATACATGTACATTGATGATGCGATTGACTGGTTATTAAAATTAATGCTTTGCGATAATGGCATTTATAATGTTGGCAGCGAAAAAGAAATAAGTATTATAGAACTAGCAAAGAAAATATCTAAATACGGAAATCATGGAGTGGTTGAATCTGGTAAACCATTCGTTGATCCTGCTCCATATTACGTTCCTGATTGCAGTAAAGCACATGACTTAGGATTAGAACAACACTTTAGTTTAAATTATGGAATTGAGAGGATGATGGAATGAGCGAAATAAAGAAGCGGTCAATCGAAATACAATATAACCCAGCGAGACGCGGTTATGATATATGGTTTATTGACTTTTTATACGATGGCGCGGCTTTCGTTGGTAAAAATATTGTTATGGAGAAAATACAAGAGGGGGAAAGTTTATCAGAGCCAACACTATTTATTCCAGATCAATTTGAAACAATACAAAAGCTGTTTGACCAATTATGGAATATTGGTTTTAGACCAACAGAAAATAAAGATAATGAAAGCGCGTTGAAATATCATCTTGAGGATATGCGTAAAATAGCGTTTACACTAATGGAGAAAAATAATGCGTAACTGTCCGGTGTGTAATTCAAGTGAAAGAATATCATTATGGCGGTCTGACTTTCTTGTTCCAGACGGATGGAGACGCCCTGGATACATCGACTGGTTTAATTGCACGTGTGGGATGATTTACGGTGACAATCCTAATATTGACCAATCGGATTATGACTGGTATTACATCAATAAATACGGTTATGGGGTAGCAGACGAACAGTGCAGACAGAGACTTATTGACAGGTCAAAATATATCGTTGAACACTTTGGAAGAGAAGTCAGGGTCATGGATTTTGGGGGCGGTGATTCAGGACTTGTGTCGATTCTTGAAAACATGGATTTCGATGATACCATGACATTATATAACGTTGGGTGCGGTGACGAAATACCCGGTGATTGTGATGTTGTGATAGCCGAACATGTATTAGAACACGTTTACGACATGAAAGACGCGATGTCTAAAATCACAAGGGCATTAAGAAGCGGTGGGACGCTTATTGTTGATGTTCCAGATGCAGGTGGTATGGCATTTGAGCAACCCGCGAGGATGCCAATATTAGACTTTACACAAGTGCATATTAATCATTTCAGAATGATTGACATGTTGAAGTTAATGCAAAATTACGGGTTTGAATTGAAGGAAACAATTCCATACCATGAAAGATTCGGATCCTGCAGGATGTATGTATTCTTGAAAGATATAACGTTTGTTTCAAGGGAGTCTCGCCATTTTATAACGCAGAACATAAGAGCGAAAACAGAGAAGTTGAAAGAACTAAAAGATAAACCAGTTGCAGTATGGGGGTGTGGTGACATAGCCTTGCATTGTTTGACAAAACAAAGCGTAAACGTGCAATATTTTATCGACTCTGACCCGGCGTACAACAATCAGAAAATAGGCGGGATACCTATTTATAAAATACCAATTGATAACATTTCAATTTTGGTAATCGCGCAATCTCAAAGGGACAGTATTATAGAGAACATAAAGAGATTGAATTTGACAAATGAGGTGATTGTGATATGACACTACAAACTGAAAAACCACTAGCCTACGCAAAGATACAAAAATACAACGAGATGATTGAAGCTGGAAAGTCAATCGCTATCATCCAACTTCAATATAGCTACGCTTGCAATTTTCATTGTTCGCATTGTTCAATTCTAAATTTCAGAACACAGAGCGGAAGAATGCTTGATGTTGAAAAAGTAAAAGACATTTCCAAACAAGCGGATGAATACGGACTTGCGCAATGGGGGTTGTCCGGTGGTGAGCCGTTGGTTTTCAGAGAATTGCCAGAGCTAATAGAGGCGTTAATGCCAGATAGATTCCATATTCAGATGGACACGAACGGCTGGTTAATGACCAAACAAAAAGCGAAGTTTGTTAAGTCTCTCGGAGTAGACAAGATTCAAATTTCAATTGATGGAATGGATGCAGAACTGCATGATTCATTCCGAAGGAAACCAGGCAGTCACGCAAGATGTATCAGAGCGATGGAGGCGGTCAAAGAAGCTGGTATGCAGTTACAAATAGCGACCGTTGTAGACCACGAAAGAGCGAACTCGGAAGAGCTTGAAAGATTCTTTGAGTTTTGCCAGATCAACGGCGGTGCGCCGTCCGTGGTTTATGCTAAACCAGTTGGCGAATGGGCTGGACGTACTGACGTTTTATGCACACAGAGCGACATTAATCATGTCAAGATTCTGCTCGAGAAGTACGGCGGTTATGATCACACCACGCCACAGTACGGTATTGACTTTGGATGCCTCGCTGTAAAAAGGATGATTAGCATTACAGGATTTGGGGACGTTTTACCATGTCCCTGGATGTACTTTTCTTTGGGGAACGTTTTTGATGAACCGCTATCTGATATACTGGATAAAGGCATGAGATATTTTAAGGACAGGTCGCCGGTGTGCAGGGTATCAGAGTCAAAAGAATTCCAAAAGAACGTATTAAGTAAATTGGATGGATTGAGTCTGCCTAAAATTGAAGAGGTGATGTGATGGAATACAACAAATCGCTTAGGGTGAACGATAACAAAATAATACATTTTGAAGTTGTAGAGTCCCCATCGTTTCATTTTGACATAGTTCAACATTTCTGTGATGTAGTAGAAACGGAAAGGCTTATAAAAGAAGGGCTTCCAATTATTCCAAACTCTTCAGTTTTAATGTCATTCACGCATCCTGAAATGTGCGCATTAACAAACTTTTGTATTGAGTACATGAAGGATTTTCAAAAAGCACACGAATTAATGGTTATAAAAGAAAATGAAGCTATCTGATTTCGTAATAGATTTTATCTCTCAATACACCAAACGAGTATTCCTTGTCGTTGGTGGTGGTGCGATGCATCTTAATGACTCATTGAGAGAGTCGAAACTTGACTATACCTGCATGTTACACGAGCAAGGGGCAGGATATGCAGCCGTGAGCTATGGACACTACACCAATGGACTTGGGGTGTGCATGACAACGTCCGGACCGGGCGCGACAAACGCAATCACGCCGTGTCTTGAAGCGTGGATGGATTCAACGCCGGTATTATTCATAAGCGGTCAGGTACAGACAAAGTACTTAATGGGCGAAAGCGGTGTAAGATACAAAGGAACACAAGAGTGCGACATTATTAGTATCGTTGAACACATCACCAAATATTCAGCACTTGTAACCGATCCACAAAAAATAAAAATATATCTTGGCGCTGCTATTTACGCAGCGACTCATGGAAGAAAAGGGCCGGTGTGGATTGACATACCTTTAGATATTCAGAGCGCTGAAATTGAACCGGACGAATTAGAACCTTTTACCGTAATGCCTAATGAGTGGATAAACTGGCAGAACGAAGAAAATATTAGAGTGGGCGTACAACAGGTAAAAGAATCCACCAGGAACGCTTCTAAGCCTGTTATATTCGCTGGATATGGAATCATATCAAGCAACACTGAAAAACAGTTCTTTGAGCTTCTGGACATGTTCAAATGCCCTGTACTTACGACTTGGAAGTCAATGGGATTATTGTCAGACGAACATCCTCTTTATTGTGGTAGGCCGGGTGCGATTGGACAAACGGCAGCCAACAAGATAACCGGATTGTGTGATTTGATTTTAGTCCTCGGGGCTAAACTTGACTTGGATCAAGTGGCTTACGATTTACAAGGATTCGCAAAACAAGCGGTAAGGATTGTTGTAGACATTGATACAGCTGAATTGAAAAAGTATGATGACTCATGGATCAAGATTAACGCGGACGTAAAAGAATTTATAACGGCGTTAAACATTGGCGGGGATTATGGACAATGGGTGAAAGAATGCAAAGAGATGCAAAAAGAGAACAATTTTCAATGATAAACAACTATAAACTAATTGACGTTCTATCCGACTTATGCACCAAAGATGACATTATCTCACCTGGATTCTCTGGTAATGGCGTGTGTCACCTGTTCCAGTCGTGGCGCGTGAAATTCGGACAGAGATTCAATTACGGCGGCGCTTTGGGAGCAATGGGAACAGACATACCAGGTGCTATTGGATTCTGCCTGGCAAGTGGAAAGAAAAGGACTCTATGTCTGACCGGTGACGGTGGATTCCAGATGAATGTACAGGAATTAGAAGTTGTAAGGCGCGAAAGATTACCGATCAAGTTCTTTGTCGTTAATAACGGCGGGTACGGAAGCATTGTGAATACACAAACGAAATACTTTGAAGGAAAATTCATCGGATGCAAAGAGCCTGATTTAACCTTACCGTCCTTGGAAAAGATAGCAAGCGTCTATGATTTGAAGTATTATATTATCAAAGATGATAAGGAAATAAAATCAGTTTGCAAACAAGCACTATCAGGAAATGAACCTTGCTTAGTAGAAGTGATCGAAAGTGAGAATCAAGAAACGGCGATGAGGGTTGGAACAAGGATGGAAAATGGAAAACCAGTTAGCGGAAAGTTTACAGACGTATAGAGACATTATAGAAAACAACAAGAGAATTGCGTTATCAGAGCTTGAATTATGTGATACGCTCGAAAAATGCTATGAATGGAAAAAGAAATATTTAGGAAAAAAATCTGTAATTAATCAGATATTACAGAGCGTGAGCGGAAAGTTTGAGGAGCTTTAAATGAACTTTTTATTACAATTGGTTTTATTTGTTACAATTAATTTAATTGGAATGTTTATATCTTATTTAT